CGCGCAAAACACTTGTAAGAATTCCACCAGGGCACGCAATCAGTTTTGATGAAAAAGTTACTCATGAAATAGCAGATGTCAAGCTTGTAGGTGTATCTCGAAGATTGTATATGAAATATCATATTTCATCCGATTCTAGGTCTGCATTTGATGTTGATGTTATACAACGAGCGATTCAGACTCAAGGTGTATTTCAAATGAATCAATGGAATTCTATGCCAATGTATGAAAAAATTCACCTTGTATTTTGGAGCGATAAACTTGTAGAATTCAGCAAAAATATTAAACCAGTATTCTTGGCAAAACCAAATAAAAAAGGTAATGTATATGTTGAAAGATATATGGTTAGTTTGTTTGAAGCCGGTGTAGGAATGTTTCCAGAATATAGAGAAGAAGAAATTTCAATATTATTTCCCGTAAAAATGTAGTTAATTTGCAATCAAGTAGTAGTTAAGTAATTAGATAGTTAGTTATAAATAGTAATTAATTATGTCATATAAAAGGTAACCCTTTTTTATTTTTTTCTATAAAATAAACAGTATGCTTTTGGTGAAATGATTGACTCTATTAATCCTACTTCTGATACTGAAGTATCATTAAAATGATACCATTTTCCATTCGCATTTTTTACATAAGAAGTATAATGACCTCCATGTACTCCTCCACCATGATTACAAACACCGTACAACTCATATTTATACGAATTTTTTTTATAACCAATTACATATTTGGATAAATCTAAATTATCTAAAGGAAATGAAATTAATATTTGATTCTTTTGATTTTTAAAATTAAATCTCTTAAAATCAATAACCAATATATTTGGAAAAGACCAAAATTGTATTTTCTTTTTAATATTTATTTTTTCATTTGTATCATCATTAAACCATGCATTTTCGCCTTCTAATGTCTCTCCTTCTACATAATAGTCAAAACAATCTATTAATGAAGGCGACTTATTATTTTGAGGAATGGGTAAATCTATCATAAAATAGGGTTCTGGTATTATTTTTATCCTTTTTCCAGTTTCTAAATTACAAATTTCTGAAACATGTACTGCATAAAATAAATTCCAAATTTCGGAATATTCTTTAGTATACATATTTTTTATCATTTCAAAACATTGTAATGCTATAGTATCTGTTTCATTTTCAACTTGACCTGAAATATTCATTTTAATTTCTCTCGAAAGTGAATTATGGAAACAATCAATTACAAATAATAAAAATTCGGGAAGGTCATTTTGAGAATATCCTGTAAATATGTCTTTATTTTTAAGTTGAGCTAATTTTTGAATTGTCTTTATAAATTTACCAGGTGAAACAATACAATTATTACTCCATAGTAATTTTCTTAAATCATTCCATTCTAATAAAAGAGCAGAATCATATTTGTTCTTCAATTTTTTATAAAATAAATCCATATCTAGTATATCATTTAACTCATATGTATGTGATATTACTTGCATACAAGAATTTATAAAGCACGTATTTCCTAAGTTTGCTAATCCACTAAGTCCTTTATTTTCATATTTATTAAAATTCATTATAACTATTATTAAATATTAGAATATATTTAAACAGATTTAATAATATATATAATATATGAGTAATCAAAATATGAATAATTCGTTTAATAATATATCAAATGAAAACCTATTATTAATAACTATATTAAATACCATGTATAATGATAATTATAATCAAATGCAAAATTTAACTCAATCAAACAATCAAATTAGAAATATATTAACAAATATACTTTATAATTCACGTGAAAATAACAGTAATAATAGTAATCAAAATATTAACAGTAGACAATCTAATGTTAACAGTAATCAAAATATTAATAGTAATCAAAATATTAATAGTAATCAAAATATTAACAGTAGACAATCTAATATTAACAGTTTATTTTTAAATACCCCTTATATTCAAGAATATAATATACCTAGTATATCCAATATACCTAGCGTACCTGGTAATTTACATAATATATTACACAATATAAATGCATCACCGCATATAAGCGACTTATCAAATAATTTATTATTTAGTTTTTTTCAAACTTTTTTTGACCCAATTGAAATATATCCTACACAAATACAAATTGAAACAGCTACAAGACGTGTAAGATATTGTGATATAATCACTCCTGTTAACACATCTTGTCCTATATCTTTAGAATCATTTAATGATAATGATATGGTTACAGTGATAAGACAATGTGGACATATTTTTAAAAATGAACAATTAAACACTTGGTTTAGAACCAACTGTAAATGTCCAGTATGTAGGTATGATATTCGTGATTATAATGCAAGTTCTCAGGGATATAGTTATTTTGATAATACAAATTTAAATAACGATACTAATATTAATAGATAATTATTTATCCAAAAACCTTTAAGAGAGAAGCATATAAATAAATATAAATAATATAAAGATAAAAATTTATATTATTTATACAATTAATGAGCACAAATAAAAGACATGGAAATAAATGGACTATTAACGAGGTTCTTTCTTTACAAAGAGAGTATGAATTATTAGAATGGTCTGTGTATGAAATTGCTGAAAAACATGAAAGAACTGTTATGTCAATTATGAGTAAATTGCAAAAGGAAAATTTTATTGAATCTTGGAATGAAGCTAGAGGATTTAACATTGATGAGTATCAAGAAGATAATTATGAATTGCAAACTGGTACTAATTCTCAAGACAATGATGAGGAAGAGGAAGAGGATGAAGAATATGATTATACTGAAGATGTATACGATGATGAAGAAGATGAAGAAAATAAAGAAATTGAAAATAATGTAAGACGTATTATGAATCGTCTATGGAGCCTTCAAACTTCGATTGGTGAAATTGGTTCGATTGTTAAACAATTATTTATTTTTGCAGCTAAACCTAAAGATGAACAACAATCAGAATCAATTTAACAAACATTATTATTTATCTAATAAAAATAAATAAAAAATTAATTATTTTTATTTTAAATTTCAAAAATCAAATACTTAATAATTGTATATTATTTATTTTATTTTTTAGTAAAGAAGTTTAATTTTGTTAAACTTTGAATACCAGATTTTTCATTATTTGTTTCTCTCAAGTATTCATCAAATAACAATATTTTTACTTCTTTATTTCTTAGTTGTTCTAATTTATCTTCAAATTTATCTGGGGTTGTATTTTTACGTAGTAATTCAACATCTTTTTTAAATTGTTTAATTTTGGATTTTTTATTTTGCATTTCCCATATTTTTTCAAGTACTAAAGCAAATAGTTGCTGAACTGGTTTCATAATTTGATTTGTAATATAAAAGGAATAGTCTATTTTTAAATTATTTTCTGCAATAAATGTAGGTGTTTCAATTTTTTCACCCTGTAATGCTTTCTTATTTGATGAATTAATATATACAAATGGGATTCTATCACCTGAACTTGGCTTATTTCCTGGGTCTCTTGCTGTAATTCTATCTGCTAAAACTTTATGTGCAATAGATTGTGGATTTTTATAACCTGAACGTAAAGATTTTGTAATTATTAATTTATCAACTGAATATTTCTCATCTACTATATTTTGTAAACAACCTTTTAAGAAATCAATTGCTTGTTTGATATTTTGCTGTTTCATTAAAATATCAATAATTCCACCATATATATCTTTTACTATTGGTGCATTATCACGACGTTTTAATACAATACCCATTTCTTTTCTTTTACATTTATTAGGGTCTGTTTCGTAAAGCATACCAACATATCGTTTTTTTGATAACAAACAAAATGGCATAAATGTTTTTTCATATTCTAAATCGTGCGGACCTTTTAAGAAATTAGATGCTAAATGTCCTGCTTCTTGAGCTAATTCAATTGTAATTTCTAAGGCTTCTTTTCCTCTTATAGGTTTTCCTTCAGGAGTTTGTAAATTGAATGTGAAGAATACAGAATCCGTATTATGAACTATCATACTTCCAACACCTGCGGCAAAATGATGATTTTCAGTTGTTAAATCATATACATATCCTTGATAAGGAATTTCTGTTATTTTTTTAATTGCATTTGGATTTTTTCGTTGTTTTGATTTTGTCATTGTAACTCTATAAATATCTGGTTTTTCTTTTCTAGTATTTAATGATGTATTCCAACCAAGATTAGATGCTAACCAACAAATGTGTGAAGCACTAATTTGGTTTTTTTGATCAATGCGAGTATATCCATTTAAATCTTTGTCGCCATCTGCATCATATAATCCATCAAAGAATGCTTGTTGTACTGATTTATTATTATTTATTATTTCATTTGGAATTATTTTTGATTTATTATAATACAATTTTTCACGATATAATCTTACAAAATTTACAATAGAACCATATTTTGTAGTTTCATTATGTCTTGGAGCAATTTTATATACTCCAGAACTTTCCATTGTTGGCATTACAACCCAATCAAAATTGGGATAAACTTTTTTACAAAGATTAATGTATTTATCAATTATGTCCGGAGAAGCATTATTTAATGCCCAACTACATTTTTTCCCAGAGGGACAATCATATTCTCCACAACTTCCATCACCAAAGAAGAATCCCATAATTTGAGCTTCATCTTCCGAAATTATATTATTAATAATTTTATTTATTGGTAATTTATTATGTAATAGTTCTGTACCAATTTTAATATCCTTTGGAGATATTTCTTCTCCATTTTTTAATATTAACGAATGGTCGTCTGTTACATCTACACAACCAGTATGCGTTAAAATTCTAAACATTTTTTTATGTGATGCTAGTTGATGTCTGATAACTCTAAATAATTTAGTCCATCCTTTTTCAGTCCAGGTTTCTACTCCTTCTAATTCACAAACTTCTTTTTCTTGTTTACCTTCTTCTACGCACGGTACCCAATTATTATTTCCATATTTAATAGCTAAATCTTCAATCGTAAGAATATCTAATACCCTATTTATTTCTTCTTTGGTTTCGCCTTTTTCAAAGGTGGATATATATATTGAAGTATAATTAGCAACACTATCACCATATATATACTCTGCTTTAGTTAAAACTGGTCCGTGTTCTTTTGTATTACAAATATTATTTCCATAACATTCTTCTATCATTTTTTTACCATATGTTAAAAGTAATCGACCAGTTGCAGTTGTACAAGCAGCAATATCTTTTTCATAAAAAGTGCTTGTTTTTGCACCACATTGTCCATAAAGCGAATTTGCAGTTACCTTATAACCGAGCTGACGTTGGTCCAATACATTTTTCATAAACTCATCCGATTGTTGGGGAATCATTTTTCTAGTGTCTTTTCTTGCCTTTAATAACTCTTTTAAAATAGAAGGCATAATAGCCTCGCCTTCACCAGAGTCATTTGGTTGAACAAATCTACATATTTTATGTCCTGCTTTTACCTTTTCTGCTGCAGATGTTGGTGTTTTTCTAACATACCTATATGTATCATATGTACAATTTACATATTCATAACCAGGTAAGTTATCATATATATAATTTTCATTTTCGTCTTTTTCACCCCATTCTTCTATTAAATTACCATCTAAATTATATTCTTTAGTCCATACCTTACTATCATGCGATAAATTTTCACTAATCATTGAACTTGGATAAAGTGAAGCATAATCTACACAAGCTACTGGATTATCCAAATATAAATCGCATTTGGGTTCCAAAACAATGGCACCTTCATAACCTTCGTCTAAACCACCTTTTTCAATTACAGGCATTAGTGTGCGTTTTTCTCGGCATTTCTTGGATACAAAACTTGTTAGCTTAATGCCTTGACCTCTCATGACTAAGAAATTAATTGGAACACTACAAATTTTTGCCATCTCAATAAAACCTGTTAAAATATCTGATTTATTAAATAGATAATGAACTAAGTTACAATCTTGAATACAATATTTTGCAATTACTGCTCTATCATCTGCTGTCCCATTTGTCATTCTAAAAATATCTTTAGGAGTCACATCATCTTTAGCTAAACACCATCTTACTTTTTTGTTTAAATCTGGATTTACGTTACCTTCAATTTTAAATTTACCATCTTTTTTATTTACATATGTTACTAAAAACTTTGCACCATCTGCATAATAATCAACAGAATGTCCAATTTCTTCAAAATGAACGTAACTTCCTACAAGAAGTCCTGTCATATTTCCAGTTTTAATTTCAGTTTCCGATGCAATATATTCTAAGTTTTTTATAAAATCGCCAATAAAATTACCTGCAACATAATCTAATTTATAACTAGTCAAATTTGCTTCACGTCTATAAAAATTGTATAAATCAACTTGAAGACGACCATTCATTTTAATAAATCGTAGGTCATGTTGACCACTAGCAATCTGAATACTACTTTCTTCCATTTTATATTTTCCGGTTTCATTATCTTTATTAGCACATATTTCATCTTTATTTCGTGATAATTTTAAAAACTCATCAATACAACTATTTTCTTCCGCACGACTAAACATAAATTGATAATCAAAACCAAATATGTTATATCCAATAATTATATCTGGATTCTCTCTTTGTACTAATTTTTGCCAAGCTAATA